GCACGTGCACAGGTTTCCGTTGAAAACCGAGTACGCCTCGGTAATCGGCTACGTGAAGAGTCTTCAGGACCGCTGGCCATCGGTGCGCGCCGTTTACGCTGACGTGACAGGTGTCGGAAACTACATCGTTGAGGACATGGTTCGCAGCGGAATCCAAGGCGTGACCGGCGTGACGTTCACGGTGCAGTCGAAGGAGGAGATGGCCACGATTCTGCGGGAGAAGATGCGCGGGGGCGAAGTGAAGATTCCATACGTGCCCGCGAGAAAGCTTGAAGACGTCGACTTGACGGCTGAACTTAACATTGAAAAATATGAGTTGATGAAGACAGGGCACCTTCGGTTCAGTCACCCGGAGGGCGGCCACGACGACGTCTTCTGGAGTGCGGCCTTGGCCGTGTACGCTTCTGTTCAGAGCCCGTTGCCTGGAAGGGGCGCCGTCATGCTTCCACACTGAGATGTGAAGAATGAGTTTCGTCGCTGAGAAAATTCGGAAGGGCTTCAATAGCGTTAGGCAGGCCGTTGCCAGACTTGTTGCCGAGCGCAAGGTTCCTCCTGATGTGGCCCGGAAGCAGCTTGAAGAGGAGGTTCCTGTGAGTTGGAAACAGGACAACATGCTCTGGGGCTACGTCACCAAGTATATGCTTAAGGGCTCTGGCGCCGGCTTCGTCACCCCGCCTTACATGGCCTACTGGGAAAGGCTGTGGGGTGCAACGCCCGTTGAGGAGCTCCCAACTTACAAGGAATCCTACACTTTCAAGCCGTACATCAAAGCCGCCGTAGACGTTAGGGTGAACATGGCCATTGCGCAGGGTTTCGAACTGGAAGGCGGCGAGGACCAGGTTCGCGAATGGCTTATGGATTGGCTTGATGAGCAGGATATTCTTGGCACGTTGAGAATAATCGGAACGGACATGATTGTTTTTGGCAACGCTTACCTCGAGATATGCCGGGACGAGCGGACAGGCGAGGTTGCCTGGCTTAAGCCGTTGGATCCAGTGCACATGCGGGTGCGCAGGGACGCGTACGGCAACGTGTTCGGCTACATTCAACTGCTAACCTTTCCCCCAGTCGCCTTTGTTGCGGATGACATCGTGCATTTCCGTTACGGAGCGAAGAGCTGGTGGTTCGAGTCTTGCTATGGCACGTCGCTGTTGAGGCCGCTGTTGAAGGTTCAAGCCCTCATCGACCAGCTTGAAGATGACATGTCGCTTATCATGCATATTTACACGAAGCCCATGCTAGTCGTCAGAGCCGGCACGCCGGAGAGGCCCTTTTCAGATCCGCAGTTGCAGAGTCTCATGGAGGCTTTTCGTGACAGGAAGCCTGCTACGGACGTGTTTGTGCGTGGTGACGTTGAGGTCACTGTCGTTCAAAGCATGACGAAGGAAGTGAACATTCAGTGGTGGCTGAACTATCTAACTACTCAACGTTGCGCCGTGCTGGGCGTTCCGAAAATCTTCATGGGCGAAAGCGAAAAGACGAACAGGGCCACAGCCGACATTGTCATGCAAGAGTATGTCACGGAGGAACGGATGTTCCAGGAGCTCATCGGCGACACTTTGGAATCGGGTCTGTTCAAGCAGCTGATACGGGAAAAGTGGGGAGAAGGCCAGGAAATTCCACATGTGAAATGGCGGCCCGTGTGGGAGCCCACGCTTGACGTCAAGGCGGCGTACATCACGAACTTGGTTAAAGAGGGAATCGTAGCGCTCGAAGAGGCACGGCCTCAGCTCGGGTATCCGGAGCAGATGCCTGAGCAGGGAGTTGGTGATGCGTCTGCTGGATCCTCTGTCACGATGGTTAAGGAGGGCAAGGCCGTATGAGAGGAAAGCTTTCCAAGTGGTGGCCGCGGATGGCTTGTAGCCCTCTGTGCGGCTACACGAACGAAATGCGGAGGCCTCATCTTACTTGCCTCTTCTGCCGGGTTAGACGGTTCTTCTATGGTAAATTGGACAGGAAACATTTTCGTTACAACAAGTTGATGCGGGTTGTGATGCCGCAGGATTGTGAGACGTACGTCATGTTCATTGATAAGAAGAGGCGTTATGCGAAGCTAAAGGCCGCGGTTTTGAAGCGGCTGCTCACGCTTTGTGAATGGCTTGCCAACTAATGGTGGTCTGCAGAATGCCTGGTCTTGAAGAGGATAAAACTGTTTGGCGGTATAAAATCGCTGATCAGGGCAAGTTTGAGAGAGTAAAGGTTAAGGAGCTCGGCAAAGGCGTCAAAATCACTGTTGGAAAAGTGAAGGGCTCGGAACGATGGGAAATTCAGAACTACATCTTTGAGAAGGCCCAGTTCAAGGCTGCTGACCAGGTCCGCAAGTGGCTCGACAGTCACTTGAAGCGTGAAATTCAGACTCTCTTGGACTTTAGGGCGTGGAACGAGTACAGGCGCCGCGTCGTTAACGCTTACGTTCAAATCTCAAATGTTGAGTGATGAAAAATGGGTTTTGAAGCAGCAGAATGGAGCACTGGATACATAAATGACCTTCCGGACAACAGTTTTGCTCTAATCGAGTCTGGCGGCAAGAAGGACAGTGAAGGCAAGACTGTTCCCAGAAGCTTGAGACACCTTCCTTACCGGAATAAGAACGGCAAAATCGACCTTCCACATCTTCGTAACGCGATGGCAAGGTGCACCCATACAAAGCTCGGCCCTGCACTGCAGAAGAGAGCTCACGACATCTTACTCAATGCCTACAAGAAAGTTGGCATGGAACACCCGCCGTGCAGTGTGCCCGGCTGTAAGGGTTACAGTCCAGCGAAAAGGAAGAGCATGCTTGACGCTGAAACGTTCAACGCCTATCAGGAAGAGTGGTTCAGGTCTCAGGGTAAACGTGCTTTTGTGGTGGCGTAGAAAATGCAGCTTCGATATTTTGTTCCTTTCAAGGCCCTAGCCGGACAAGATGCTCAGCTGGCGTTGAGAGAGAGTCTGATCAACATTGAGGGTACGGCAATCGACGTAAGCGTCAACTCAAACAAGTGGCAGGTTCCTGAAGAGGATTTGGACTTTTTCGTTCAAAGTCTTCAGGGCTCGCAGCTGCGGATAGACCATGCTGAAAGCGCCATGGCCGTGATAGGTAAGGTTCCTGAAGCAAAAAGGATAGGTGAAGAAGCCTGGTTCCGAGCTGAAATCGGCGAGGCAGCGATAATCCAGAAGGTTCTCAGAGGATATCTGACGCATGTGAGCGTTCAGGTCGACAGCGACGACGTCAAGTGTAGCAAGTGCGGAGAACAAACGCGCAGCGAAGGTCTGCTCGTTCACCTGTGCCCAGACGCTTGGGAAATTGTGCACAAGCCTCGAGTGCGCGAGCTAAGTATCGTAGCGAGTCCAGCGTACAAGAACACGGAGTTCAAGCCCGTGGGCTTCGCGGCTGCGATGAATGAAGACCAAATAAAATCCCTCGTTATGTGCGAGGGGGCCTGCGTTGAAAGCACATGCACCAATAAAGGCTCGTTAACTTGTCGACTTAATTCACAGTTACTTGACGGTAACAAGGATGTGGGTTCTAGGCGTAAGCCGCAAGAACCTGAAAAACAACGTTCAAACACAAAAGAGGTGAAGCCTATGTCTGAACAGCAAAATGCTCAGCAGAAGGCTTCTCCGCATCAAGCGCAAGGAATAGTTAACGTCGCACCGGGAGAAGGTGCGCCGAAGGAACATACGTATCAGCAGTACATTGACCAGTTGACGCAGCTTAAGCAGCAGATTATGCAGAAGCCCGGAGCGTCTGACGCTGAACTAGACGATTTGAAAAGCAAAATCGCTGATATCGAAGGTGAACTCGCGAAACGTGCGAAGAAAACGGAGCTCAGTAGGAAAATCAGCGAGCTGTCAAAGAAGCTTAGCGAGGCAAGTGGCGAAGACGCTGAAGAGGGCGGGGATGGCACGAAACAGGATCAAGGAGACGCTGACGGTGCAGGTTCAGGTGCAGAGGCGAAGCGAGCTAGTGGCAAGGGCATCGTCGGCGCTATTGAAGGGTCATCGGATTCTGATGCTCTCGGCGATTACAAGTGGTTCAACGACTTGATCAAAGCTTCTCGGAAGCTGGCTAATGCCGGGTTCAAGGGTTAAGGAATGACAAATGAGTTACTTTACGGGCTATCCGAATCTTGAGGCAAGCGCCGGCGCAAGCCTTGTCTCAGACACTTTTGTCATAACAATGCTTGCCGGCGAGGATCTGCTTCCAGGCTATCTTGTTGAAATCACAGGCGACTTCACAGTGAAGAAATGCCAGGCTCAGAACAGCACGAAAGTGAAGGGCATAACGTTGACGGGTGCAAAGAACGGCAGCCCAGTTTCGGTAGCGTGTCGTGGCCTTGTCCGGGCAACGGCCTGGGGGAGCATAGCTGCAGGCGACCAGATCGGCTCCGCAAGCGGCGGCACTAGCGCAGGCCTCATCATCAGTGACAATACCAGCAAGAACACGACGATTCTCGGCCAGGCACTGCAGGCAATAGCAAGCGGCGGCGTTGGAATCGTAGCGCTCTGGTAAGGTGTCTCAGATGAGTTTCGTTCGTGACGCCTTAACATGGGTGGACACTGGAGCAGTAGCGTATCCAGCGTTGCATCAGCACATCATCGAATTGACGATGCCGGCCCTCATCGTGAAACGCCTGTTGCCTGAATTTCCGTTAGTTGCGGGACGAACGGCAACATTCACCAAAGAGAAAGGGTCCAGAAGCATTGGCATCAGCGCAATCGGCGAGGCCACCGAGATTCCGATGGATTTCACACCGCTTGACTACGTCACCGTCACGCCCTACAAGAAGGGAGAACGGGTACGTGTACCTCGGGAGCAGATTGAAGATCTGTACATTCCAGTTATTGAGCAGCAGCTGAGACGTCTAGCGAGGCGTGTAGCCTACCAGATTGACAAGGACTGCCTCACATGCATTGACGGTGCAGCGGCTAACAGCATCACGGCAACGGGGATGACGATGGGTGCGACGGGCACGGAGTTCACTGTTTCAGGCGGAACGGGCACGAAAGACATTTTGAAGGCTGAGGCCATCATAGGAAGCTACAACTTTGTTGCTGACAGTCTGCTGGTGAATCCGATTAACGCCAGAGACTTGAGGTACCTGCCAAATTTCAGCCTGAGCGCGCAGTACGGCGAGCCAGTGGTGCAATCGGGTAACATCGGCAAAGTGTACGGGTTTGACTTCTACGTGAGCAACGTCGTGTCTGTAGGCACAGCGTACTTGCTGAGCACGGGCCAAAACCTGAGCGGTTCATACGCTCCTCTGGGATTTTTCGTAATTAAGCGGCCTTTGCTTTCGGATTTGGATGTCAAAAAGGAGTTCGACGCAGTCGACGTGTCCCTGACCACCAGGTACTCGCCAGTCGTCACATGCGGAGAAGCAATCGTGAAAATAACAGGATTAAACACTACTTAGAAAGTTCGAATCAGCAATTTCACTTTCCCATTTTTTCTTGTTTTCTCATAGCTTCTTTTTCACAGTTACACTAAACAAAGGTGAGAAATTTTGTCTGGAACTGAAGATAAAATTACATTACCGCCTGACAGTACGGGTAAGAACCAGAGAGAACGAAAGCTTACGATAGGCGGTCAAACCGTCTATGAAGACGTTGTAGCTTTGGATGATGGCCTTGGAAATCTTATAGACCCGCGTCAAACAAGTATCCTACCTAACGGAGCGGTTCTTCTTGCGAGTTACGGTATCGGAATACCTGATCGTACAGGCCTACTTGGATTAAACGGGCCCAGGGATGTTTTCGAGCTTGCAAACGGCAACTGGCTCATAGCCGATATGCTTAACCACAGGGTCATAGAGGTGAACCCTAAGACTAAGGTTATCGTCTGGCAGTACGGTACAACAGGTGTCTCAGGAAACGGTACAAACCAACTCAATCAACCTTACAGCGCCGTCAGGCTCGCAAGCGGGAACACTTTAATCGCGGACACTGGAAACAACAGGATAATTGAGGTTACGCCGCAAAACGCGATTGTGTGGAGCTTAACAGGCGCGGACCTTTCACTCGCAAACATCTATCCCACAAGCGTTCAATTCACGGATGAAAATACAATAGTCTTCGGAAACAGCTCTAATTATCCGCATGTTCTCGAAGTTGCCTATCCCGCTAAAACTCTTGTGAGGGATTGGTCAACAAACTGCGTTCCTGCGCTCTCCTTCCCAACTTATGCTCATAAGATTCAAACCGCAGAGTCTCAAGATGTAACGGACTTCTACAACTGGCACCATATGCTTATTGTCGACTGGAATACAGGCACTTTCTACAATCTCAACGCGGATGGTACTTTGCTTTTTTCAACTCCAAGATACGCTGCCTTTGGCGCGCACGCACTCGAATGTGTTGATGTTTGGAGCAGCAGGATAGCCTTGCTAACTTCACCTTACATCGGTGCGATGATAGCCTATATTAAGGCTGAAAAACTGGATAAGTTCGCGGTACTCTTCGGAAACAGGTTTGGAACCACATGGGACGGTGCGGGAAGAGCTCCGCCTTTTCTCCAAGACGTCGGCTATTGTCATCGCTGCCCGGATGGAAACCTTCTGATAAGCGACTATGGAAGCGACACAATCTACAAGGTCATTCCAAACATGATCAAGTTTCTTCCCCCGGTACCACTTTATTTGTGGTCGGCCCAGAGCATAACTGACACCACAAACGGAAGCACAACACCCGGTTTTTCAGGGGCATACGTGGACAAAAAAACGTTTTACATCATCAGCAACCAGACGGGAACCCTGAATATCCAAGCTTGGGATGAGGTTGCGGGCGCGTTTAAGACAATAGCTTCCATGGCAGTCGCCGCGAACACTTTGACTCCGTACATGACGACTTATGGAGCTCGGCTGATGGCCATTAACTTCGTTCCAACATCCGCTGCAACAGTAAGCGCTTGGGCGGTTCTTGAATGAGCCTTCCCTTCTTACCGCAGCCAAAAAGGGTTTACGTGAAATATCCAAAGACTTTGCCAATATTGTCACGAGCAGCGCTTTATGGATTGACCTTTCACCGTGTAACAAGCGAGTACGTGCAGATTCCCTACAATGCTTCGCTAAAGCCAGCAAACTTCTCAGCTGAAGTCTTCGTCAAAAGTGCAGATACGGTCAACACTCCATGCGCCCTCTTCAACCCTGATGGAACATCGTACTCGGGAGCATGGCATCTCCGCATTGATAGTAGCGGAGTGGGGTATGTTATCGTATATACATCTGCCGGCAACATTCTGCTTACGGGTGCCAAAGTAACTGACGGGCGCTGGCATAGGCTCGGCGGCTTCTACGACGGTACAACAGGCGGGCTAGTTGTAGATAGAACTATCTCGACACAAGCGTTAACGGGAAATATTCTGTATGATACTCAGCCTCTTTGGGTTGGAATTAGAAGCAGGAACGGACTCTTAGAACTTCCTTTTAACGGCCAGTTGGCTCTTGTTAAAGTGTATAATCGCAGGCTAACAGCAGCGGAGTGGGATTGGAACCTTCAGAACCCGATGGATCCAGTGCGCAGTGGCCTTGTGCTCTTTCTCCCGCTTATAGAAGGGCCGGGAATGGTTGTGAATGACTACTCTGGGCTCGGTAATAATGGCGCCGTAAGCGGCGGTGTTGCCTGGTACGAGATGGCCAAGCACGAGCCGCAGGCAGACATACTATGAATCTGGGTGTTCAATCTTGCCATCCATAGTCAAGAAAATGTTCTGGATGAGACGTGCTCATGTGCGCCCCGTGACTCTGCAGGGAGAGAAAGGAACGGTTACATTAGCAGGAGTCAAAGGCGCTGTTATATTGAGGGGAAATTAGGGGAGCTGGAACAGTTTGAC